GTATGGTTGATTACCGGGGCGAGAAGTTCTCCGGGTATAACAAGCCGAAGCGGACGCCGGGCCATCCGAAGAAGAGCCATGCCGTCCTTGCAAAGGAGGGCGACAAAGTCCGCCTGATTCGCTTCGGGCAGCAGGGCGTCTCCGGATCGCCGAAGAAATCCGGTGAGTCGTCCTCGTACCGAAAACGGCGCGAATCGTTCAAGGCTCGTCATGCCAAGAACATTGCCAAGGGTAAGATGTCAGCCGCGTACTGGGCCGACCGGGTTAAGTGGTGAAATCATGGACAGCATCAATCTTCCTATCGCTACTGTTGTTATCATTCTTGTCCAGTTGGCAGGGGGCGTCTGGTTCGGTGCTAATATTGAGGGACGGGTGGGTGCAATTGAGTCTCGACTTGCATCCGCCGAGATTCTGCCTCCCGGATCAGGAGTCAAACTGGCAGAAATGTCTGACCGACTCGCCAGAATTGAGACTAAGCTTGAGATTCTGATGGGGTCTGCCAAATGACTTCCGAGATCAAACTTCGTGGCGGTCTGTCGCCATCGTCCATCACCCGGGCCGGGACGCACGAGCCGTGGGAACTTCAGATTGCCCGAGATCAAATTGCATTTCATAAAAGCATTTTTAAGTTTGGGTACAATCCAGATGTAAATGGTACCGAGGAAACAGTCTGGGACGTAGGTGGGCTGTACGTGTATCCGAGTTCTGCCGTTGCCATGACGGTCACCACTGACGCTGGTACACCAGCAGATGACAACGGCGTTAAAGTAGTTGTTCAGGGCCTTGACGAAAATTATAACGAGGTTAGCACCGAAGTCACTCTGGCCGGGGCGGGGACTGCAACGACGTCACAGACATTCATCCGTGTCTTCCGCGCATACGTCTCCGGATCACAGGCACCGACGGGTAACTTGAACATCACCAACGGGGGGACGACATATGCCCGTATTACTGTCGGTGAAAACCAGACGCTGATGGCAATATGGACTGTCCCGGCAGGATACACTGGGTATCTCGACCATGTTAATATTGCGACCGGCACAACCAACGCTAACCAGTATATTGTTGCCCAGATTGATCAGCGTCAGTTCGGCGGTGTATTCCGTGTGATGATGAAAGAAACAATTAGTTCTGGCAGCAGTGCAGATTTTATCATCAAGTATCCGCTGATGATTCCGGAAAAAACTGATCTGGAGGTCAGGGCATCATCGTCTGGGGCTAACAATCTTGTCTCGGCAAATTTCTCTATTATCTACATCAAGAACGATACGTTGGTCGCGTGATGGCTGTCCGCAGATCGAACATCCCTAAACAGGTAACTGGCGGGTCCAAGTCCCGGGTGAACGAGGCGGGTAACTACACGAAACCTGCGATGCGGAAGCGGCTCTTCGAGCAGATCAAGGCAGGGGGTAAGGGCGGTAAACCGGGTCAGTGGTCTGCCCGGAAAGCCCAGATGTTGGCAAAGCAGTACAAGGACAAGGGCGGGGGATACCGCTGATGCCCCTGAAGAAGTCTCAGAAATCCCTGAAGGACTGGACCCGGCAGAAGTGGCGGACCAAATCTGGTAAGCCATCGACTCAGGGTCCGGAGGCTACCGGGGAACGCTATCTCCCGGAGAAGGCTATCAAGGCGCTATCCCCCGGGGAGTATGCCGCAACAACCCGGGCCAAGAAGGCAGGGACAAAGGCTGGAAAGCAGTTTGTCCGACAGCCGAAGTCTGTAGCCCGTAAAACAAAGAAGTACAGGCGATGAGTGTCTGGGTCTTTCTTGTAACTTTTATGGCAGGATCGCTGGTCGTCGAGTCTACTGTCCACGACTTTCCCGACAAGATGACTTGTCAGATGTATGGTCAGGTATTTGTCGCCCAAGTCATGTCAACCGGCGGTCTTGTCTCATCGGCAGAGTGCGTCGAGGAACGGTCCTCCTAACCATCTTTCGTACCAGTCATCAGCCGCCTATAATTTGAGGACCTTCAGAAAGAGATACCGGCATGGCAAGTTCTGGTCTTACAAACTTTGATCTACCTATCGACGACATCATCGAACAGGCTTTCGAGAAGATTGGTGGTCAGCCAATCAGCGGGGAGGAGGCCCGGTCGGCCCGTATCTGCCTGAACCTGCTGATGACCGAATGGCAAAACCGGGGTGTTCTGCTCTGGAAGCTGGAGGATTCTGAGGTGTTCCTCTCCTCCGGCCAGACGAACTACACCCTCGACACCGACATCATCGACAGCATTCAGACCACGATCAACGTAGATTCGAACGATCTGGAGATCAACCGGATTACCTATCAGGACTATATGAAGCTGCCGGACAAGACGCAGACTGGCCGTCCGACACAGTTTGCCTTCCTCCGGGGGAAGGACAGGGTCACCATGTATGTCTGGCCGACCCCGGACAATAGCTACACCATGAATCTTCTGGCAATGACCCGGGTCCAGACAGTCTCCAAGTCTGCTGTCGAGACTGCCGACATCCCGTTCCGGTTCCTCCCCCCGCTGATCGACGGTCTGGCGTACAAGATGTCTACCCGCCGTCCGGGGATTGACCCGGGACGAATTACCCTCCTGAAGCAGGAGTACGAGGAGTCGTTCAACTTTGCCCTTGAGGAAGACCGGCAGCGGACGTCCATGAAGATTCTGCCCCGGCTTGGTTACCTCTGATGGCAACAGGACGTAGATCAAATGCTATCTGCGACCGGTGTGGATTCCGGTGCAAGTATATCGAACTCCGGAACGAGGTCGAGGTAGGTGTATGGGTCTGCCCAGAGTGTTATGATGGGGCGTACAACAGGGTGAATCATCCGCAGAATATGTCAAATCTGGTGACGACTGACGACCCATCTCTCGACCATCCGCGTCCTGATACGACGGCGGATACGTCTGCAACTGATTCGTCGTGGACACCGGATATGTCATCCCCGGCGTATCATAACGGACAGGTAGATTAGCCATGGCACTCACATATTCACAGCTTCGGGCTAACATCATTGCCTCGACGGAGAACGACGGTCAGGAGTTTGCGGACCAGATCAACCAGTTCATCAGCCGGGCTGAGGCACGTCTGACGCTCGATCTTGACGATGCCGGGCTGACCAGCCATCAGTATTCTCAGGTCGTGGCGTCAGACCCCTTCGTCACCCTCCCTGTCGGATTTACTGTCGTCCACTCGATGAACATCACGGCGAACGGGACCCGGATCAATCTGCTCCAGCGTGACGTCGATTTCATCGCCGACTACTGGCCTATCCGTGCGTCGGTCGGGACCCCGAAGTACTACGCCCTCTGGGACGATACGACGGCTATCGTTGCCCCGACACCTGTCTCCGCGTTCCCGGTCGAACTGGCTTTTGTCGTCCCCCCGACGGCCCTGACCTCGGCAACCCCGACGAACTACTACACGTCCCAGACACCGAATGCCCTCTTCTATGCGTCGATGGTGGAGGCAGAACTGTTCAACAAGAACTTCGACATTGTTAAGATGTGGGCTGACCTCTACACTAAGGAAATTGAACTACTTCGGAACCGTGCCCGTCGTGCCCGGCGTGACGATCTGGAACCGCACAATCAACAGGCTAACAACGCCAACACGATTAACGGAGGCCCCTGATGGCTATCACGTCTGGTATTTGCATCAGCTTTAAGAAAGAAATTTTGCTGGGCGAACACGATCTTGATACGGATGCCCTGAAACTTGCCCTGTACACGTCTGCTGCCTCGCTGTCTGACGGGACGACGGCGTACACGACTACGCAGGAAGTCGTTGGGACCGGGTATTCTGCCGGTGGCGTCACCCTGACCGGCGTTGACGTCACGGTCGATTCGTCCGTGGCTGTCGTCTCAATTACGGATGCGGTAGTTACGGCGGCGACGATCACGGCCCGGGGTGCACTGATTTATAACTCGACGAATGCGAACAAGGCTGTTGCCGTCTTCGACTTCGGGGCTGACAAGTCTTCGTCGAACGGTGACTTCACCATCCAGTTCCCGGCTGCTGCTGCTGCCACGGCAATTATCCGCATCAAGTCCTCGTAGGAGTAAAAGATGGCTCTGGTCGTCAAAGATCGTGTCAAAGAACAGACGACAACGACCGGGACCGGCTCTGTAACTCTTGGCGGGGCAGTCTCCGGTTTTCAGACGTTTGGCTCCGCAGTCGGGAATGCGAACACGACGTATTACGCCATCGTTCATCAGACGGCAGACGAATGGGAAGTAGGTCTGGGGACTTACACCTCTGCCGGAACCGTCCTCTCCCGGGACACGATCCTTGACTCGTCTAATTCTGGGTCGGCTGTCCCCTTCTCTGCCGGTACTAAGGATGTCTTTGTTACCTACGCAGCCGACAAAGCCATCTACCGTGATGCTGCCGGGGAAGTTTCCGTAACCCGGGCTACGTCTGCCACATATGCAGTCTCCGCTGAGACTGCCACGTCGGCTACCAACGCAACAACTGCCATCACGGCCACGTCAGCCACGAATGCTTCGTACGCCTTGTCAGCCACCAACGCAAACTTCGCTGCATCAGCTACAGAAGCAACGACTGCCATCACAGCCACGTCAGCCACGAATGCTTCGTACGCCTTGTCAGCCACCAACGCAAACTTCGCTGCATCAGCTACAGAAGCAACGACTGCCATCACAGCCACGTCAGCTACGAATGCTTCGTACGCACTATCAGCCACCAATGCGAACTTTGCGGCGTCTGCTACAGAAGCAACAACTGCTATCACAGCTACGTCAGCCACGAATGCGTCTTATGCTTTGTCGGCCACCAACGCAAACTTTGCTGCCTCCGCAACCGAGGCTACCACTGCCATCACAGCTACATCAGCCACGAATGCGACTAACGCTGTAAATCTGGCAGGAGGTTCCGTATCTGCAACGACAGGAACATTCAGTACGTCGTTAAAAGTAGGCGGCGTATCGCCCGACAAACAGTTTGAAATTACCAAGTCGGCCCGGGCGGCGATTACCAGTCTGACAGATGCAACATCTATCTCTCTTGATTTTGATGTTGCCCAGAACTTTACTGTAACGCTTGGTGACAATCGCACGTTAGAGAATCCATCTAATATTGATCCGGGACAGACCGGATCAATTTTTGTACAGCAAGATGGGACCGGGGGACGAACGCTGTCGTTTGCAAACTACTGGCATTTTGCCGGTGGGACAGCCCCTACTCTTTCCACTGCTGCTTCTGCCGTTGACCGTATCGACTACATCACATTTACCTCGACGTCGATTCATGCTGTTGCCTCACTGAATGTGAGTTAATATGTTCGGGCTATCGTCCTTCTCAGAACTACCGCTCTCGACACAGGAGAACTCGGCAGCCGTCACGATTACCGGACTATCCCTTGATGCAGCTATTGGTACGCTGACAATCAGCGGCCAGTCTGTCATTGATCTGACAGGACTTGGGCTGGACATTGACGAGGGAACGCCGACTGTTGTCATCAACGTAACGATTCAGCTTACCGGAGAATCGCTGGATGCACTGGCCGGAACTCCGGTTGTCGATGCAAAAGCCTCGGTTGTTCTGACAGGTCTGTCTGCCACCATCGACAAGGGGACTGTGACGGTTACCGGGGAGGCAGTAGTTGTTGTGACCGGCG